CCCCCTAGCATATGCTAGCAATGTCGACATATTTTTATCTGAATGGGTTACTTGTATGAACTAAAAGCATCCCTTTGGGTATCCCTGCTATACACGGGTGTATATCCCGGAGGAGTTACTCTTATTATATCGTCTATATCGGAATTGTCAACACTAATTTTTTTTTTATTACATTTTATCTCTTTTAGTTGACATACCTGCACTTAATCAGTATACTTTAGGTATCAAGGCTAGTTTCGGGCAGCAGCAATCAACCAATTAACCGTGCTATGGCTCAAGCTTAATGCCCTTGACACCTTTCAATAAGAGAAAAGAGACTATGTTTGAAGCATTTGTACTCATATGTACGTTAGGTCTACCTGAAGTATACCAAAACTGTGAAGAAGTTAACGATACACGAGGCCCTTATGCCACAGAACAGCAATGTAAAGTAAGAGTGGTAGAGATACTACAGGAATTACCTAAGTATCGACCATACTCTTACCCCAAAGGATACCGTTGTGACCAATCTACTACCACAAACCAACAATTCACGTGAAATATCACCCCAACAGGAGAACTTCCTGACTAATCTGTTTGAGAACGGTGGCAATGTTACCGATGCAGCACTTACTGCAGGATATTCTAAGGGCAGTGTCACGTGGTTAAGAACCAGTTTAGCCGATGAGATAATCAACCGAACAAAGAACATACTGTCTATGAACGCATTTAAGGCTGCTACACGCCTTGTAAGCACAATAGATAACCCAGTACCCGAAAGAGGAGACGACCTACGCTTCAGGGCTGCAGAATCGCTCTTAAACAGGGTTGGTCTGGGAAAACAAGAGACAACCAACGTAAATGTACAGGCAGTTCACGGAATAGTGTTGCTGCCACCAAAGAAAGAGGTCGTAATAGATGGCTGATTATTCCAAAATGACAACAGCACAACTTGAAGCTATGTTAGCCAAGATGAAAGCTGAAAAGATTAAAACAGGTTCTACACTGTCTGTTAACCAAATAAAAAATGCACAAAAAAGAATAAATAATCAAGATACACAAATTCCTTCCAATATAAAAATATATGGAAAAGGGTCAGGCACACGTAAAGTGCAAGGTCTTGACGAAGCAGAGTAGTGATAGATAAACCCCAGAGGGGTCGCCCTAAGAAAGACCCTGACGCACCTAAGTCATCTTACTTCCTGTCAACAGCAGAGAAAGCAAGACGACAATCACAAAAAAGATTACGTGACGCTAAGAAGCGAGCAGAAAAAGTAACCAAAGTAGCAGAGAGTAAAAGAAGATATGCTAGAAAGCTGGAAGAAAAAGTTGGAAACATCGAGAAAGCTCTTAAGGGAGATGCAACTACCGTTGTCGATACAGGGGAGTTGGCAAGCCTTCCTCCACCTGTCCAAGAACTCGTGGGCAATCGTGAAATCGTGTTTCAACCGAATGAAGGACCTCAAGAAGAGTTTCTTTCCTCTAGTGAAAGAGATGTACTCTATGGAGGTGCTGCTGGTGGGGGCAAATCTTTCGCCTTGCTTGCAGATCCGCTTCGTTATTGCAATAATCCTAATCATAGGGGTCTTCTTCTCAGGCGTACTCTTGACGAACTTACTGAGTTAATAGATAAGTCACGACAACTATATCCTAAAGCTTATCCCGGAGCTAAGTTCCGAGAATCTAAATCAACGTGGCACTTCCCATCAGGAGCAACTCTTTGGTTTACCTATCTAGACAAAGACAAAGATGTGACCCGATTTCAAGGACAGGCTTTCAACTGGATAGGGATAGACGAGATAACACAATACCCAACGCCTTATGTTTGGGACTACCTAAGATCAAGATTGAGAAGTACAGACCCAGAACTACAAAAGAATTTGTATATGCGGTGTACTGCCAATCCGGGTGGAATCGGTGGGTGGTGGATTAAGAAGATGTATATTGATATAGGGGAACACAACAAGCCGTTTCCTGCGTCAGATGTCGAAACAGGCAGACCTTTCATGTGGCCGCAAGGTCACGAAAAGGAAGGACAACCACTTTTTTATCGTAGGTTTATTCCTGCGAGGTTAACAGACAACCCGTACCTTATGGCAGACGGAAACTACGAATCGATGTTACGTTCTCTGCCAGAGATAGAACGGAAAAGATTACTTGAAGGGGATTGGGATGTAGCCGATGGCTGTGCCTTCCCAGAATTTGTGAGAGCTAAACATGTGGTCGAGAGTTTTGACATACCTACCAACTGGCCCCGCATACGTGCCGCTGACTATGGGTATGCGAGTCCTTCTTGTATTCTATGGGGTGCTATTGATTGGGATAACAATATCTGGATTTATAGAGAATTATATGTAAAACAGTTGACAGCAGAGCAATTAGCTGATAGAATACTAGAAGCAGAGCAGCTAGACCCTCTACCACATTATACCGTACTCGATGCTTCTTGTTGGAACAAGACGGGGTTCGGTCCTTCCATAGCAGAAACAATGATGAGATCAGGAGTCCGTTGGACACCCTCCGATAGAAACAGAATACAAGGTAAAATGGAAATACATCGTAGGCTAGCTGATGACCCAAGAACAAATGAACCGAGACTACGAGTGTTTTCTAATTGCAGCAACACTGTCAAGCAATTGGCAGCAATTCCTCTTTCCAAAACTAACAGTGAAGACGTGGACACCAAAGCTGAAGACCACGCCTACGATGCGTTGAGGTACATGTTAATGACAAGGATGACAGGATATGCTTCGATTCATCAGACGCTTAATGGCATCAAGAATCAAGTCTACCAAGTACAGAATGAAACATTTGGATACTAATAAATGGCAGAAGTAACAAAAGATTCTACACTCAGAGAAGTTTTATCTTACTACGCTAAGAAGAATAACCGTAAAGATAGCTTTGTTACAGAAGGTGTAAAATTATTTAAAGATATTGCTGATAAAAAAGGATCAGCCCTTGAGTTATTTACTCCTGATAAAAATGGTAAGACTTTATTAAATAGAACAATTAGTTCAATAGACACTGATACTATAAGTTTAAAACAACCTATGCAAAATTTGCGTCAAGTAGGATTGACCTTAAAAGGCGTAATACCTGAATCAGATAGTGCTTACAATTTCTTACCTGACACAGCGTCAAACAGTGAAAAGAACTTAAAGATATTTGGAATTGAAGAACCTGCGAAAGCAAAATCTTTAGTTTCAATAAAAGTAAATCAAGAAACAATGAATCAGTTGTTTTCTAAAATTGAAGAATTTAAGTTAGACCCTAAGACAGAATCTATAGCCGATGCTATGTTGTTTAATATAAATACAGGGTTACGACCTAACGCTGCAGCAGGATTAAAAGTAGGGGGAGTTTACTTTCCTGAAAGTGGGGCTATATACATAGACGCTGAAACTAAGGGTGCAAAGGGAAGAAGAATAAACGTTCCGTTAAGTCCTCTTGCAGACTCTATTCTTCAAAAGCGTATTGCGGATGGTAAAGTAGTTAATGATCAATTTTTTGTAAAGCCAGATGGTAAAGTCGTAACATCAAGTGACATGACTAAGCTACTAAAGCAAATTAAAATAAAAGATTTTATGTTTGACGCAGCTACAAATACATACTACGACAGTCTAGCTCCTGAAGGTAAAGAAGTTCCCGGAAAAAGAGGGTCAAGTCTCTTTAGAAATATACACACAAAAATAGGGCAAAAAGCAGGGGTAGCTTTTGAAAGAATAGCCTACCTACAAGGTAGAAGTCTTGTGTCTGCTGCACAAGGATCAGTAGGAGAAGTTGTAACATACGCTACAGACTTTCCCGGAGACATCGACCCAAAAGGTTTTGATGCACAACAAGCAAATAAGATAAGTTCAATATTTCAACCATCCGTAGAGAAATACAATTATAATCTTTCAGGAACTGTCCCAAGAATAACAAAAGCAACAGAAGGTTTCTCAACTTACTTTGATGCACCAGTTGTTGATACGGCAGATACTATTGAAGGTACGTTTAAAGATGTTACAAACAATGGTAACACTATACTTGATTCACAAAGAAGTATGTCAATTGAAGATTTTACCCTAGAAGAAATAGAAGAGTTAAAAGCTGGGGGCATCAATATAGAACCTTCCACGACTAAAAAAGTTCTAAAGGGCGTTGGTAAAGCTGCTCTTACTACTGCAGCCACAATAGCCACTGGCATTGCTAAAGCATCCCCTGTTGTTGCAGGTGGGTTGGAGTACCAAATGTCTAAGGATGAAGGTAAAGGTGAATTTGAATCTGGAGCAAGAGCAGTTGCAGAAGCAGTTAATCCGTTGCCAGTTGGCATTAGAGAATTTGAACAAGCTGGAGAATTTGTATCTGAAAAAGTTAGAGATGATTCTTCAATAAGTGATAGTGGGTCTTTCTTAGATGCACTTACAGGCTCATTCACAGGGCAATCATTAAATCTATCTGGGGGCTTTGCTTCTGGTGGATTTGTAAATAGGCAGAATAGGAGATAACTATGCCAAACAATAACTACAACTACGGACCTTCATTCATAATGAACTCTGATAAAACATCTTACGATGCACCAGACGCACCTTTAACTCGTGAAGGTAAAGACTTTGACACATCTAATAGTCAAATAACTGAACTAAATGCTATGACTCCAAAGAAACAGTCTAAGCCGACAGTAGAAGCTTCTTTGTTTAAAATGGCTGACGATAAAAACTACTTCTAAGTAAGGTAAATACATGGCTGATAATTTTCTTCAACCCGAAGACGATGATGGCATACCTGTACAAAACCCATCCGAGCAAATGCCCGGACTTGCAGGATATGTTAAGAAAAAGTTTGAGGATTCTGAAAACGGAAGACGTTCCCACGAACAAAGGTGGTTACAAGCTTTTAAAAACTTTAGAGGAATTTATGATTCTACAACTCAGTACCGTGACTCTGAGCGTTCTAAAGTATTTATAAAAATAACTAAGACAAAGGTACTTGCTGCTTACGGACAGATAATTGATATTCTGTTTGCTAACAAAAAGTTTCCTATAGTTGTAGAAGCTACTCCTATGCCAGAAGGCGTTGAAGAATTTGCTCACATGAAAACTCCTTTAGATGAAGACACTGGTGTTTCTGATCCGTATGGATTTGAAGGGGATGGAAGAGAAGTTCCACCCGGAGGTTTGCAAGCAAATCAACCCCACAAGCTAGGGTCTTACGAGAAAGAGTTTCCTGACATGTTAGCTTCAGGCCCTTCCAAAATGGGAGAACCTCAAGTTAGTCCTGCACAAAAGATGGCATTGAAAATGGAGAAGTGTATCCAAGATCAATTATTAGATACCAATGCAACTAACGTACTTAGACAAGCTATATTTGAAGCGTCACTATTAGGTACAGGAATTGTCAAAGGACCTTTTAACTTTTACAAAAGAGTTAACAAGTGGGAAAAAGGGGAAGACGGTCAAAGAAACTACGTTCCCTACGAGAAAATAGTTCCTCGTATTGAGTATGTTTCTGTTTGGGACTTTCATCCTGACCCATCAGCAACCAGTATAGAAGACTGTGAGTACGTAATACAAAGACACCGTATGAATCGTCAACAACTACGTGCATTAATTATGCGACCGTACTTTGATGCAGAAGCTATTGAAGAGTGTCTTGCTAAAGGTGCAAACTACGAAGATAAATACTACGAAGATACAATAAGAGAAGATGAAACAGAACCTTACTACCAAGAGAACCGATTTGAGGTTCTGGAGTATTGGGGCGTTATAGATAAAAAGTATGCGTATGAAGTTGGACTTGATAACGTAAACGATATGAGTGAGTTTGACCAAGCACAGGTAAACGTCTGGGTTTGTGGCAATCATGTTATTCGTTGTGTTATGAATCCGTTTACTCCTGCTAGAATACCGTATCAAGCGTTCCCGTTTGAAATCAATCCTTACCAGTTGTGGGGAGTTGGGGTTGCAGAGAACATGGAAGATGCTCAACTACTTATGAATGGTCACGTAAGAATGGCTATTGATAACTTAGCACTTGCAGGTAATCTTGTGTTTGACGTGGATGAAGCTAGTTTAGTTCCCGGACAGAACATGGATATATATCCCGGAAAGATATTCCGAAGACAGTCTGGAGTAACAGGAACTGCAATCAATGGACTTAAGTTTCCAAACACTGCAGGTGAAAATATACAGATGTATCAGATATCTCGCCAACTTGCAGATGAAGAAACAGGCATACCATCAATTATGCACGGACAGACAGGTGTTACAGGCACGGGAAGAACTGCAGCAGGACTATCCATGTTAATGGGGTCGGCAGGTCTTGCTATGAAGACTGTTATAAAGAATGTAGATGACTATCTCCTTAAACCAATTGGAGAAGCATACTTTCAGTGGAACATGCAGTTTAATGAAAATGCAGAAGACATAGAAGGTGACTTAGAGATTAAACCTCGTGGGGTTGCTTCCGTGATGCAAAAAGAAGTAAGAAGTCAGAGGTTAACATCGTTGTTACAAACAGTTGCTAACCCAATGCTTGCACCCTTTATAAAGATACCAAATTTAATGAGAGAGTTAGCAATAGCTCAAGACATTGACCCAGATAGTTTAGTCAATGATGCAAATGAAGCTCAAATATATGCAGAGATGCTGAAAGGAATGATGCCAGATGCTCAACAAGGAACAGGCGGCGGTGCTGGCCCCAATAATCAACAGCAAGGAATGGCCCAACCTAATGGAGTATCTCAACAACCTTCGGGAACTAACAATCAAGGGAATGGTAACGGCACAATCGGAGTCGGAGCTACGCCAGCTGCAGGGGAAGCTGGGTTTACTGGAAATGCTCCTCAAACTCAAGAATAGTCATGGAGACGTTATAAAGAATGGCTAACATATTTGAAGTTTTAGATTTTCCAAATACATTTTTTGGTGCTGAACGATCATTATATAATGCTCAAAGAAGTGGGGTTAAAACTCGTGAAGAGGTAGGTATAAAAGATTACTTATCTCGTGACGTTGACTTTTATAGTACAGGGCTGGCTAAATCTACAGGTATTAATGTAAGTGACCCAGATAGATGGAGTGATGAAGATGATGAAGAAGAAAACAAAAATAAAGTAAATGTAAATGTAGTTGGTGGTTCTGATAACAACGGAACAGATGTTGCAACTGGCCCAATAGGTAGTGATTTAAGTAGTGGGCTATCTGAAAATATAAGTGTTAATTCAGGTATGGCATCATTAGGAACAGGATACACCCCTTATGGTCAATCGTTGCAAAATGCAGGTTTTGGGGATAGAAGTGACAGTTTTTTAAGTCAAAATTTTGGTATATCGTTAGCTGCGGATGTATCTAAAGAAGGTGCTAAAAAAGGTTTAAAAGGTTTAACTAGCCTAGAGTCGTTGGCTGAAAGAGCAGCTAAAACAACTATGTCAGTATTAGGTATTAATCCAATAGCTACAAATTTAGTAGCTGGATTTGTAACAGGAAGAACTGTACAAGACCCACTGGGAAATCCTTCGTACAGACCTGATCATTCTGTGCTGGGTACAGCGATGGATATAAATTATTCTCTACAGTCAAGTAACATTGCAGCAAGTATGGCAGCTATGAGTGCAAACGCTGGTAAACCTCTTAGTCAACGTAGTCCCGTAGGGTGGTTCGGATATGTAGGCGGTCAGGTTGTTAGCAAAGGACCTAATGGAAAATGGACAGGTACAACTAATTTAGATTACACGCAACTAAACGCAATGGATGCCCTTAGTAAAGGTTACGCTCCTTTAGGTTATGATACTAGGACTGAACGTGGTACTCGTGAAATTGTAGGGGATACAACAAGTCCAAGCACTGGGTATGGTGGGTATGATAAGAATGGTTACCACCACAGTATAAATGGCACATCTCGTGTGGGGTCAATGGCACACGCTTCGATAGCTGCATCAAAAGCTGGTATCACTACGTCACAGATGATTACAGCCCTAAAGGAAGCTAGAAAAAATAGAACGTGGATGGGGAAAACAATTGACCAAAAGAAAACTCTAGACTTCCAAATACAAAAACAATTCCGAGATCATTCTACTTCTCAATCGGGTTCAGGAAGTATGGGCTTAGAGACTAACGTTGACGCTCAAACAGATATCCAAAACGCTTTAAGTAAAGGAACAGGCGTTAATGAATTTGGGGGTGTAAGTAAAGACACATTATCAGATGTCCAAAGTATCAGCCAAGCTACTCAAGGTATAACAGATAAAAGTTTTAGTACAGTAAGCGTTCAAAGTCCGGGAAATGATAGCAATAATGATGGCGGCAGTGGTAGTGGCAGTGGTTCTCAAGGTAGTGGTTCAGATAGTGGTCCGGGAGGTGGTGTAGGTGGAGATTCTACTGGAGGTTATACTGCCAAAGGTGGCTTTATCGGTAAAAAGAACTTTGCACTTGGTGGCAGAGGAG